TCTGGCGCGGATTCAAACTTCCCCGTCAAAGCCTTCGTGTATGACAACCCAATGCAGACATTTGTTATCTGTTCAGACGCTTCACTAACTAGCGAAGCAACTGCACGAGGACATGTGTTCGCAAACGCAAACTTTGCAACGGGTGCTTCTGGTTCAACAACCACAGGTATCTCATCTGCTAAGTTGGGTGTTAGCACAATCGCCGCCACTGCTGCATTGCATCTCCGTATCATCGGTATTCAAGATGATCCAGAGAATGCTGACTTTACAGCGGCTGGTATTCCATTAATCGTTCGACTGAATAACAGCTTCAACTCACCAAACGGTGCTATTGTTGCTGGTACTCCTTCGACTACAGGCGTATAAGGAGACTAACCTATGGCTATTTCTCGCGCTCAACTAGCGAAAGAGTTGGAACCTGGTCTCAACGCCTTGTTTGGTATGGAGTACAATAGGTACGAAGATCAACATGCAGAGATTTTCACAACAGAGTCTTCTGATCGTGCATTCGAAGAGGAAGTAATGTTGAGTGGTTTCGGCGCAGCGCCAACCAAATCGGAAGGTTCTGCAATTAACTTCGACGACGCTAACGAAGCATACACTGCTCGTTACAACCACGAAACTATCGCGTTGGCATTCTCTATAACAGAGGAAGCTATCGAAGACAATCTTTATGATCGTCTTGGTTCGCGTTACACTCGTGCGTTGGCTCGTTCAATGGCACACACAAAGCAAGTTAAGGCCGCTGCGGTTCTTAACAATGCCTTTACTGCTGGCGCATCTGCTGGTGGTGACGGTGTTGCGTTGTGTGACGCGTCTCACCCGCTTACAAACGGTGGTACATTTGCCAACGAACCAACAACTGCTGCGGATTTGAACGAGACATCTCTTGAAGATGCCCTTATCAACATCGCAGGTTTTGTTGACGAGCGTGGTCTTAAAGTCGCGTTGCGCGGCACCAAGTTGGTCATTCCACGTCAACTGCAATTCGTTGCAGAGCGTTTGATGGTATCAAACTTGCGTGTTGGCACAGCCGACAATGACACTAACGCAATTCGGTCAATGGGTATGTTGCCAAACGGCTATGCTGTTAACGACTTCCTAACTGATCCAGATGCGTTCTTCGTCATGACAGACGCCCCTCGTGGATTTATCCACTTCGAGCGTACGCCAATGACCACGGGCATGGAAGCAGATTTCGATACTGGCAACATGCGCTTTAAAGCGCGTGAGCGTTACAGCTTCGGATTCTCAGATCCACGTTGTGTATTTGGTTCGCCAGGTGCGTAATTTTATGGTATAGTGGGGTAGGTATTCATTACCTCCTCCCTGAACTAAGGGGCAGCTTCGGTTGCCCCTTTCTTTTTGCCCGATTTCCTGTATAGTAAAATTATCCCTGACAGTCACATGGGGTGACTGACTAACCCAGACAGGAGATCGACATGGGTACAACTACTTTTTCAGGTCCTATTAAAGCTGGGACCATCAAAGAAACCACAGGTACAACCCTTGGTTCTAATATAAAAAACACTGGTCAAGTTGTAATGGCACAGACATTCGCCGCAGATTTATCTGGCGGTGCATTGGCGGCTCAAGTAACTGACGTTGTTATTCCAGCAAACTCTCAGATTATTGATTGCGTGATCGATGTGATTACAGCGGCTAACGCAACAACAAACCTAAGTGTTGGAGACACAGTAGGCGGTGCAACCTCAATTTTAAATACTTTTGCAAGCGGTACAACAGCAGGTCGTAAATATCCAACTACTGAAGCAGGTGGGACGTTAGCTTGGGAAGACACAGGAACTGCGGACATTCGTTTAACGGTTACTGCGTCGGCGGCAACTACTGCTGGAGAAGTACGGTTTACTATTCTGTATCAGCAAAACAATAACCTCGCTTAGTAGGAGGTGATTCATGGCTGGTCCAGTAACAGCGTATAATTGGGTTCAAGGAACGGCGGCAGCAGTTGTCGGTCCATCTCGATCACGTTTACGGCAGGTTGTAATTTACGCGGCGGCTGCGGGTGCTTTCACATTGAAAAACGGAAGTGCAAGCGGGGATACTTTGCTTACGCAAAAGTTTCCTACAGGCCATCATGTAATGAACATTCCTGATGATGGCATCATTGCAAGTAGCGGTGTTTATGTCTCAGCGTTTACAGGATCGGCTAATGAACTAACGATCATCCTTTCGTAGGAGGATCCGATGGCATACGATCTCCGTTCCATTTCACAGGTCGGAACATCTGAGCCGTTTGAGCTTCAGGTGTCCAGGGGGCAAATCCCTGGGCATCGTGTTCGTAATGTTTTTGGTTTTTCAACGGCTATAGGAACATCTTTTACAACTCCGTGGGAGTTGGGAAACACAGATGCATTGCCTTTAATAAGCACCGCTTCTCCGTTAGACGTTTCTAGTAGCGCAGCGGGAGACACAACACAGATTGTTCGTATCATAGGTTTAGATGCTGATTATAACGAAGTAGCTGAAAATATCAGCTTGAACGGCACGACAACTGTAACGACAACTAACAGCTATAAAGCGATTAATGACTTAGTTACGATATCGGGTAATTGTATTGGCGATGTAACCGCAAAGATTGGGGCTACTGTTTATGCTCAGATCACAGCGGGGACTGGTCGTAATCAAGCAGCAATATTTACGGTTCCCGCAGGTCATAGTTTTTACTTAGCTAGAATTGATGCTTTCTCGGCTACAGCTACTGGTGCAAGTAAGTATCTAAGCTTTCTTAATAAGAACACATTTAGTGACGGTCGTGTATTTAATGTAGCAGAAACTACTTTTGCCCAACGTATGGATATCATGCGTGTGCTACCATTTAAGGTTTCTGAAAAAACAACCCTTGAGTTTCAAGCAAAAACAAACAGTTCAACTGCCGAAGCAGGAATATTTGGTGAAGGCTTTTTGGTTAAAGAACAAGGGAGCTTGTAATGGCAAAGATCGACAAGTCCAAGATGAAATGTAACAAGCCGAAGCGTCAGAAGTCTGGCGGCAAGAAGTTTGTTGTGAAAGCCTGTGATAAAGGTAAAGAAAAGATCGTCAGGTTCGGGGACGCCAACATGACCATCAAGAAGAACAACCCGAAACGTCGCAAGTCATTCCGAGCAAGACACGGGTGTGACAAAGGAACATTAGATAAACTAAAGGCCAAGTATTGGTCATGCAAGCAGTGGTGAACATGGATAAGAACGTACAGCTTTTGTTTTGGGGCACAGGTTTAACATTAGGATCTGCGGGTCTTGTGTGGATGATTTCTACGTTACTTACGGTAGACAAACGCACAGAAGTCATGGACGTGAAAATAGATCATTTGGTTCAAGCTGTTGAAACATTGACAGAAAGGCAAGCAAGTTATGATCAGTCGTGGACAGATGCCCTTTCAAATCTCCAAGCCTCCAGAGGTGAAGAATAATGGCAAAAAAGTCAAAAACAAAAAAAGACGCGTGTTACCACAAAGTAAAAAGCCGATACAAGGTTTGGCCCAGCGCATACGCTTCAGGGGCACTTTCTAAATGCAGAAAAGTTGGTGCGGCTAACTGGGGTAACTCAAAGAAAAAACAAAAGAAGGCTGACGGCGGACTTGTCGCTTCAGTAGATAACCCCAAACGTTCAACACGCAACCGTTATAGAAACGGTGGTATGGTAGCCTCTGGTTGTGGTCAGGTTATGGAGGGTCGTCGTAAAGGGACGAAGTTTGCATAATGGCTAAAAAGAAAAACTCTCTTCGCGAATGGTTTTCCAAGAACGACGGTAAAGGCTGGGTCGATTGTAAGACTGGCAAGCCGTGTGGTCGTCAAAAGGGCGAGAAGCGTAGAAGTTATCCAGCATGTCGTCCAACAATGGCACAATGCACGTCAGCAGCTAAAAAGAAAAAATCATCAAAACGTATTAGTTGGAAGCAGAAAAAAGCTAATGGTGGTTTAGTGAGGGTATTTTGATACAGGAATGGGCAGAAGAGTTATCAAAACCTACCGTTCATAATAACGGAGTTGCTGCCTGTCCGTTTGCTTTACCTGCTTACCAGAACCGTGAAGTAAAGATGCTTGTGACTGATGACCTGTGGGCAGATGTTTTGAGTGAGTCATCGAAGTTTTTTCGTACAGGTTACAAAGTCACCATGATTTTTGACTATGACTACGATAACGACTACGATCAACTTGAAGAAGAATGTATGGCCTTGAATAAGTTTTTTACTTTTGCGGGTATTGATATATGGCTGTTGGCGCATTTGCGTGAACATGCAATTGTTTTTATACAACGGTGGAGTGAATTAGAAAACGCTGCTGCAAAGTTGGAAAAACTAGGGTATTATACAAACTATGATAAAGAAGATTACGAAAGACACATCTTAGCTCGGAGAGAAAGGAGACTCTGATATGCCTGGAATGATGCGCGGTGGAAAGAAGAAAATGATGCGCGGTGGCGCGGTCAGCAAGCCAAAGAAGAAAATGATGCGTGGCGGTAAAGTCAAGATGATGCGCGGCGGTAAGGTAAAGGGTAAAAAATGAGTTTCCCAGATTTAACAGGTGACGGTAAGGTCACAAAGAAAGACATATTGAAAGGCCGAGGCGTCGAAGGCTTTAAAAAAGGCGGCAAGGTTAAGGGCATGATGCGTGGTGGCATGGCTCGTAAAGGATTTAAGTACGGTGGTAAAGTAGACGGCTGTAATCCTGCGGTGCAGATGTCTGGCATAAAACAAGGAACTACTTACTGATGGCTACTTCAGGTTCACGCGACTTTAACATGGACGTTGGCGAGATTGTCGAGGAGGCGTACGAACGCTGTGGCCTCGAGGTTCGCACGGGCTATGATGCCAGAACGGCGCGGAGGTCGTTGAACCTGATGTTTGCCGACTGGGCAAACCGTGGTCTAAATCTCTGGACGGTAAAACAAGCCACGATCACACTTACGTTGGGTCAAGCACAAGAGACGCTTGGTGCGGATGTTGTGGATATCTTGGAGGTTGTGCTTCGTAGAGATGGTACGGATTACGAGATAGATCGGATCAGTCGTGGTGAATATGCCACACTTCCCAATAAGACGACGCAAGGCCGACCAAGTCAATTCTATTTCGACAGACAGATACAGCCTGTAATTAATTTGTGGGCTGTTCCAGAAAACTCAACAGACCAGATTGTTTATTATTATGTGCAGCGGATAGACGATGCTGATACCCTTGTTAATACTACTGATATGCCTTTTCGTTTTTATCCTTGTATGGTGGCGGGGTTAGCCTACTACATCGGGATGAAACGTGCGCCAGAACGTCTACAGTATTTAAAAGCTGTGTATGAAGAAGAGTTCCAACGCGCAGCCGACGAGGACGAGGGTCGTACTCCGTTGAAACTGCAACCTAGCATTCGATACTTGAGGGTCTGATGGCATACGCGTCTGGTAAACATGCATTTGGTATTTCTGATAGATCAGGGTTTAGGTTTCGTTTGCGGGATATGAGACGTGAATGGACTGGTGCATTAGTTGGTCCTGACGAGTTTGAGCCAAAGCATCCGCAGCTAGAACCTATTCGTGTGGGACCAGATCCCCAAGCATTACACAACCCACGACCCGATAAGGCCGAGGCGTTATTGGTGTATGTCGATATTCCGACAGTTGAAGCACCTAAGTTAGAACGTGTTCGAGCTATAGGCCAGGTCGGCAGCGTTACGGTGACGACATGACTATGACATACGGCGAACTGAAGACTGCCATTCAGGATTACACAGAAAACGATGAGACAAGTTTCGTAAACAACCTGCCTTTGTTTATTCGATTAGCGGAGGAGCGCATACTAAAAAGTGTGCAGCTTAACCTGTTTCAGAAAAATCAGTCGGGGGCCATGACCACGGGCAACGAGTATTTAGGTGCCCCATCTGATTTTCTTGCACCGTTTTCTTTAAGCATCGATGTTAATGGGGCTAAAGAGTTTTTGTTGTTTAAAGATTTGGACTTTGTGCAGACGTACACGCCTAATTCAACAACCACAGGTCAACCTAAGTATTACGCTCAATTTGATGTAGACAACTTTATTCTCGCGCCAACACCAGATGCAAACTACACAGTGGACATTCATTATCTGTATCGCCCTGCTTCACTAACGGCTGGAGCCGACAGCGGTACAAGCTGGCTCAGTGAAAACGCAGAGATCACTTTGCTTTATGCCTCTTTGGTCGAGGCGTATACTTACATGAAGGGGGATCCCAACCTAATGCAGATGTACAATCAGCGTTATGCAGAGGGGGTCACAAGACTGAAGAACCTTGGCGAGGCTCAAGAGGTTGTTGATGAGTATCGTTACGGTCAGATTAGGAAACCACGCACATGATTCCAGAGTTAAATATAGATTTACCTAAAGATTTTAAGGTAGAGGTACACACCACTCATAACCGTGGCTTTACGCCAGAAGAAATAGCAGAACGGTGTGCAGAAAAAATTATTTCGGTCTCGGATGAAGCACATCCTGCAATACAGGCGCAAGCTCGTGCTTTTCAGAAGCGTATTGTACAGTTAGTCGGGTTCTATTTACGCGAAGCTGTTAAAAGTGATCGAACTACTGTATATAATGCAATCAAAGATGCGGGGCACCCTGACCTTGCTGAACTCATAAGGAGAATGTGACATGGCCTTTACTGGTAACTTCATGTGCACGAGCTTTAAGAAGGAGCTTCTTGAGGCTGTTCACAACTTTAAAAACTCAGGTGGTAGCACCTTTAACCTTGCTTTGTATGACAACAACGCCTCATTTACTGCGGCAACAACAGCATATACGGCAACAAACGAGGTGTCTGGAACTGGATACACTGCAAAAGGTAGTGCGCTTACCCGTGTTGACCCAACGTCAAGTGGTACAACAGCCTTTACCGACTTTGATGATCTGACCTTTAGCACGGCGACTATCACAGCCCGTGGCGCGTTGATCTTTAATGACAGTGCGTCAGGTGATCCTTCGGTTGTGGTGCTAGATTTTGGTGCCGACAAAACGTCTACCGCAGGTGACTTTACCATTGTATTCCCAACAGCGGACGCAAGTAACGCCAT